TACAAGTGAACCCACTACAAGTGAACCCACTACAAGTGAACCCACTACAAGTGAACCCACTACAAGTGAACCCACTACAAGTGAACCCACTACAAGTGAACCCACTACAAGTGAACCCACTACAAGTGAACCCACTACAAGTGAACCCACTACAAGTGAACCCACTACAAGTGAACCCACTACAAGTGAAACTGAAACTGAAACTCCCTCACCTACAAATGAAACTGATACAGATACAAGCAACTTATTGAACGATAAACAGAAAACAGAGAAAACAGAGAAAGCAGAACCACCCAGTCTACTTACAAGATTGGGATTCTAAATATCCTATAAAATTAGCATTACCTCCTGTGTGTAAAAGATTATTTAGATATTCTGTAAAATCATATACGCAATGTCCGCATATAACCTAAAAGATGCCAAAACATCAAGTAACTACTGTAAAAAGAGTGATATATTTATTTGTTTTAATAATATATATTAGAACAAATATGGCAATTATAAAAACAGAAATAATAAAAGGAGTCAAAACATACACTGTAAAAAAAGATATGAGTGACACTGAAGCAGATAAAAAACTAGCAAATAAATTTGTAACTGCGTCTATGATAAATAATATCATAAAGGATGATGCAGATGTTTATACAGAAGAAGGTAAATTATTACTTAAATTTAGAAAAAACACTCTCTCCAAAAATCATACATCTGCGTTTTATGATAATATCATCAAATTCGCATTGACACCTACATCAAATAGAGGTAGTGCAACTGGTAGTAAATCTAAAAACGTATACGATAACCCGAAAATCATGACAAATATATTCGGTTATTTTGATAGGTTCTCTCCAACACAAAAGAAAAACTTTCGTATTGCGGGACATAAACTACCACTTGAGGTGCGTGAGTGTAGGTTTAATCGTGATTTTCCAGAGTTATACGAGAAGACACTACCGTTAATACGAGAGATTAATGGTCTTTATAAAAAACATACACCCTTGTATTTCAAGAGACAGAACGATAAGGCAAAAGAAACCGCATTTAAAATACCAAATACAGCATTTACTACTATAACAACTAACGTGAATTTTAGAACTTCTATACATACAGATAAGGGTGACGATGCAGAGGGATTCGGTAACCTGGTTGTAATAGAAAACGGTAAATATAGTGGTGCTGAAACTTGCTTTCCTCAATATGGAATTGGCGTAGATGTTAGAACAAACGATATGTTATTTATGAACGTCCACGAAATGCACGGTAATCTACCAATGAAACCAATTGATAAAGATGCGCGCCGTCTTTCTGTTGTTTGTTATCTTAGGGAAAAATTATGGAAGAGAACGCGCGGTAAAAATGAGGCGTTTGTAAAAAAACATAATAAGACCGTTCGTGATATAGGTGGCGGTAAAAAAACTCTATTACAGAATAAAACCAAAAAGAGACGTGCACTTAAATAAAAACACATTATTCTATAAAAATTGAATACTTTTTATAGAATTTATGAAAACTCACTTTACACACAAAATCATGACTTACGACATTTCGCACCCGTTCATTAAGAGGATCCATAGAGATTGGCAGAAGGCGGCTACCGCTCATAAGTCATACGCGGTCAAGAACAAATATCACCAAGAGCGACGCATGACCGAGTGGTCCGACGTCCTCAAAAACATTGACACTGACTTTCGTGGACGCATTGAGATTGCTATGAATGACTTGGAACGCGAGGAAGCAGAGCGCTTTGCGATGGAACAGGAAGAAATCAATATGCGTAAGGAAATTGCGCGCGAAAAACGCGAGAAGAGGCGTGCCGAGAAGGAACACAAGATTGCGGTCGGGACAGTTCGCGTGTCAAGGAGAAGGACTGGGGGGAGTTAAGTATATTTATTTGGGTGATTCGTCTCTCTTTATGCGCGCCATGCGAACTTCACACATACCATTATCTCTATGAAAAACACTCACGTAACCGGGGTAATTTTTTTCCAGATACTCAGCAGCAACACGATTTGCTTCTAAACGGCCTTCAGTAACACCCAATCCACCGGGTGCGTGTTTTTTTGCCTTTATGGTAACATCATTAAACCGAACAACACCTCCATCTTTCATAAAATATTTGATGCTTTGTTCGTAGTCTTCCTTTTCCTTGATTTTGGACGATGGTTGGATCGTCTTCGTTTTACGATTGATGAAACCGTAAAGTGTGCCTATGATAAATTTCAAATCGGTCGTTGTTTTATTTTTCATAAAAAATGGGTTATGAACGGGGTAAATGCCCCAAATATAAAGGTTCTCCTTTTTCAATATAGAAAAGGCATCTGTAAAAAACTTATGAACGTCTGTTACTTTTTTTAGTTCCTTATCTGAAACTTTCTGGAATAGTCCTTCTACATCATCATCTACGGAAACAATAGGTTGGTTCTCCGGATAGTGTTTGATTATGAATTTGCGTTGCTCTGTTATACCTATCTTCCCCACAACTATTTTTCCATACATACTTTTGGGCACTGTGCTTTTATATCGTTTCTCTTCCGCTTTATTCGCAACAAAAATATGGACTAAACTTTTGGGAACACCTCCGTCAGAAAGGGTCTTCAACGACTTTTCTATGATTGCTTCGGGTCTGTCGTATGATGGTATTGCTACAACATATGATTTGGTGGGTCTATTTTTTCTGGTTTTACGAGCGGACATATCTATTATATGTATAGGAAATAATATTAAATTGTGTTACTACTTAATTCGCTCCTTTCGTATACAAGGTCCATACATAATTTCATAGTTTGACCTACCTTTGTCACCATCTGCACAATCGTCACATACAAAACGTGTATATTCCCTATCAATATAAGAGGTCTTTTGTAACCATGTCCATTTAACACCTACGACATCACATATAAAGCATTTCTTAGGTTTCTTGTGCTTCTCGTCGCATTCCCATTCATAAAAGTAATTTTCGTCAGCATAAAAGTAAGTTTCGTCAGACATTATCTATGTATTATTGAATCTTTATTAAGATTATTAATAAAGATTCAATTTTATAATTTTTTTTTAATATGTATAAAGATTGACTAATAAATTGTAATATAATGATAGAAAAACTTACTTTTATAACGTTTCTCTTCTGCTTTATTAGCAACAAAAATATGGACTAAACTTTTGGGAACACCTCCGACAGAAAGGGTCTTCAACGACTTTTCTATGATTGCTTCGGGTCTGTCGTATGATGGTATTGCTACAATGTATGATTTGGTAGGTCTACTTTTTCTTGTCTTAAGAGTTGACATATCTATTATATATATATTAGGAAAAAAGTTGTAAGTAGGAAAAAAAGTTGTCATTCTTTAATTAATTCTATATACTCGCAAAATCTCTCCTCGTGACGCTCTAACTCCTCCTCCTCAGGGAGTGGGGTCGTTCTTTCTCACCTGTTACTACACATGAGTAGTATAGCGACGGGTATTCACTATGAAGTTGAGCAACTACTTCACCCAAATGATCCTTGGCGTATGACGATATTGTGGAGTAATGTTGTTTTGGTCCGAGCGTGACCCCAGAACTCTTAGCGTGCGAGTATAAATATTGTCGGAGGAGCTCGAGTGATGAAATAATATCAGTTTTGATAAGTTTCTCTACGTCGACCTTGCGTAAACTACACTGACCCCTCAGAGACTCCTCGGGTGTTGTCTTCCTTTTTTTATTATCTGTTTTAGTAGCAGAACATTCCTTATAGAGATCTAGTGTATCATCATCACTGCATAGTATATCATCATCACTGCCTACTGTATCATCAGGTCCAGGAATTTCAAATATCAGCTCGCCGCTCTGAAGATACTTGAGTGAGTAAGCTATACCCTGGTCCTTAAGAATTTTGATGATATCGCTGATATCGCGAATTGAGGAGGTGTTCATAGTAAACGTGTGTGTGTGTTATAAATTAATATAGATATCAAAAAGTAATCAATTTTTATGAAAAAACTTGTGTTTAATGTTATTATTATTATAATTATAATCTATCTACTACTAACTACCTCATACTTCGCAACCACATCCCTCCCTTCTTTGGCTGGATAAACTCATTTGTATTTATATTTAGATCCCATTCATCCTCCTCCTCCTCCTCCTCCCCAACCTCACCCTCATCATCCTCCTCAACATCATCCTCAACATCATCCTCATCGTACTCAAAATTCTCCGTGTCCGTTGTAAATAGACGAACAACATCATCATACGAAATATCTCCACCGTAACACATTTCAGCAAAGGCATATAACCAGTTCTCGTCACTCTCCCACTCGTCGAAATAATCACCCGAAATGATTCCATTCTCTCCGCTCTTAACCCAATAGATCAAGTTATCATCGTTCATATGAAGACGGTAAAGTTCATCGTAGAGGGCGTTTGTATCCTCCTCCTGTGCGTTTGTTCCGTAATATTCCAGTGAAGGCATAGACGAATGAGTGCTAACGCTATTATCGCTGTAACTACTACTACTACTACTACTACTACTACTACTGTTATCATCATCATCCTCATCATCATCCTCATCATCATCCTCATCATCATCCTCATCCTCATCCTCATACTCATCCTCATCATCATCGTCGTCGTCATACTCATCATCATCCTCATCCTCATCCTCATACTCAACCTCATCCTCATCCTCATACTCATCCTCATCCTCATCCTCATACTCATCCTCATCCTCATCTACATCCTCCGCATCGTCATAGTAGCACCGAGGGAATTTGGGTTCAAGACTTACGTATTGTACATACATTAGAATATCCGCAATATTATAGATATACGCAATATATTGGTTCTTGACATAATCAATCATTTGCATAATCTGTGGCAACAACGACGACCACGAATGAACACCCGTGTTATCGCCATTTGGGTCCCACATACAGACCAAGGAACACCATAGCGTAAGCATAATCAAATAAGATAAGATATTGGAGTAAAATGTATTCATAAATAGAATGCTAAATAGTGCCATATTCAACTTCTTTCCTGGACGAATATCAATCGCGTCTTGTGCTCTCCTAAACACGATATGCTGGTCATCCACAATCTCGGCGTGCCATACACCACTAGGAGTCATTGACCTAACCATTCCACCCGACTTATATACGAACTTTGAACGATTTGGGCAATTAATAATCAGTGGATCGTTCAATAGACCGCTACCGATACACGTCTGGTCATCCTTCTTTGACGACCAGATATTTTTTCCTTGAACACCAAGGGTATTTCCAAAATAAGAGAACGGGGTTTGCTGAGAGGACATAATAGTTGAGTGGGATAATATAAAAAAGTGTGTTTATTTTTAATTTCAATTTTTATAAATTCGCAGTTAAATCAATTATGTTTATATTCGTAATGTAAAACCTCACAAGTGCAGTCAAAACACAGAAATATGTTAATCTGGCTGAGAGGAATTCGCTTTACATCATATGTATTACGGTCGTGAAAACGAATGCACTGAAATGGATTGAAACCACATTTACCGAAGAAACCCACCGTTTCTTCAATTACAATCGGGTTCTCTATTGTGTTGTTCGGAACAAGTTTATATGTATCGCGACTTGTAAATTCCTTGCGCACATTTGCGTTAGCACGCCAATACATTGATTCATCGGTCATTTCAATAAACATAGATACATTATTCGTGTTGAAACATTCCAAAATAAGTTCCACGTTATTCATTAGCACTGCTTTATACGCGATTTCAAACTTAATGACCTTGGGGTGATTATAAATATCTCGGTATAACTGGTATCGCATCATAAAAAGATTGAATACCTCGTTTTTAACACGTTCGCTAAACGACCAATATGTTCCAAATGCCGTGTTTGTATCGTCATAAACAATTGATGAATTGTCTATTATGCGCTCAATATTCACGTGAGAAGCAATCCCAAATACCATACAATCGCGACAAATATAATCCATCTTATCTGTATCTACGCCATTTACTTCGTTATTTACAAACTGAAACCGAAAATCGTGATGAAATGCGGTTGGTGGATTAATTATATTACAAATATATTCCACGCCCTCCTGTGAAATATTAATATTGTATTGCTTTACCATATAACGAAATAGGTCTTGTGAGCGTTCTTCGTGGGTTTTCCATTTTTTATTGGTAATCAAATTTTTCTCTATGAGTTCCTCAATCAAATCGTCAAATGTGTGTGATGCTGGTCCGTGTCCAAGGTCGTGAAGCAAACCACCCAGACAAATCCATTCAAATTCGTCTTTCGTAATACTTGGTTTCAAACCATTCTTAACTCGTTCCGTCATTTTTTCTGGTGTCAAAGGTTCGCCTTCGCTTATAACAAGATGGCCCTTATTAATAAGAGTATTCAGGGTCTTCTTCAATAATCCATATACGCCTACCTGATGATTGAAACGCGTATGAGTTGCTGTAGGGAATACGCGATACGCCATAGACGTCTGCTTAATATAAGACATCCTGTGATACATAGGTGTGTCTATAATTGAAATTGCTAAGTCAGTCATGGGGATGTCTCCCCAAACTTTGTCGTAAATGATTTTCATTGGTGTTTTTTACTTGTTATTAAATAAGTAAAAAAGTTTTCAATTTTATATGAATTATAATAATAATAATATAAATACTTGTCATATAAAAATATACAATATATAATGAATAGCGTTCACACTTGGAAGGTAGATAATAAAAACAACAACAAGGAATTTACGCTATATATTAACAACAATCCCGAATTAAGACAACGACATCTTCTTGACATAACAAAAAATAAATATACATTACTTGAAAAATTTATATATGATACAGCGTCATTTCATTTAAATAGATTAAACATTGATAGCGCCCACTTCGATGATTATTACATTGAATTTTGGTGTAAATCGAAGTATAAAAACGATGACAATAATATATATATTGATTGTGACCAAGAATTAAAAATTACAAATAATTATTATTTTCCTTTATTATCTTGCGTTACATATTTTACCAATAGTACAAACACTTCTACATTTATTAGCAATATTGATTTGGATACTTATAAATATAAAAATTTCGAAAAACAACAGTCAATAATGTTGTCTTTACCAAAAATAAACAAACAAATCACATTTGACGGACATTTTTACCACGGGAATGTAGCACTAAACGAACCTGATGATACAAAAGAACTATATACAATATATATAAATTTGTGGAATAAAAAACCAAAAAATATTGAATATTATACGCCAAAATATGATACCCCTTTATCAAATAAAGAAGATATTAAAACATCTTTTGAGGTAGATAATGGTACGTGCAGCATTAAAGTGAGTGAAGATATAATTAATTATAAATTTTTCAACAGTGTCATGTATGATAAACGCGATGACGCATGTTATAGATTTGATGATTTTATCAAAAATTATGTAGGTGATGCTAACAATTCCACATTTGTTTTTGAAGTTGACAAATCTATAAAACGTAACGCACATATAGATAAATTGAAAAATACATATGGTGATATTATTGTTGATTATGAAGCAATTGTGAATGAAAAAAATGAGTTAAAATATAATCGTTTTTTACAACGATTTGTATTTAATAATATATATTCCCCTGATATGTGTAAATATATAATAAATGAATGCGAATTATACGCGAATAAAAACGGAGGGTGGTCAGTTCAACGTCATGATAACTACCCAACAACCGATTTGCCTATTAAGGATATACCAACTATTTTCAGGTTGATATCATCATCATTAGTTAAGATTTTAGACAAAATTTCGCGCTCTTATAATTTAGATACAGGTTGCATTTCTAATAATATTGCGTTTAATATCTTAGATGTCTTCGTCATAAAGTACGATTGTGACAAGCAAAATTCACTTGCAATGCACAAGGATGGAAATTTTATCTCGTTTTCTATATTGCTCAACGATACAAACGAGTTCGAAGGTGGTGGAACGTATTTCGATGACGGATTGACTTGTCATTTAAATCAAGGTGATATGATAGTACATAGTGGTCTAGTAAAACATTCTGGGTTGCCTGTCACTAAAGGTGTTCGTTATTTACTTGTCGGATTTGTCGATATGACAATTTCCGCACCAGAAACTTAACAATATATGATTTGAGCATGTTCTAATATTAAGGAGGAAGACCGTAAAGCCATATAATGGAGACCCTCCCTGGGGTTCCTTTCCCACCATCTTTACCATTATTTGCGCCTTTATGAGTCGAAGAAGACGAATAAGACCACCCCCCAGCCCCCCCTTCACCAAAAGAATTATTACCATTCTGTGAATAATAACTAACGTTAGAACTTTCGTGCAAGACAATTAAATCAGAATTGAAAATAAAAGAATCGGTCTCGTAATTCGTATTATTGAATAGAACACTGTGGGTACTCGTCAGTGGTGTGTAATCAATATCCCCAGAAGCATCGTCATTGTCATTCCCATATATCGTGTTTCCCCATCCTGAAGCAGCATCTGTACTCAGCTCGGTGGAGGTGGAATTTGCGGCACCTTTAAAACTTTTACCATGACCCCAAGTTCTATACGCATTTCTACCCAATCCACCTGGTCCACCGCTGCCACCAGTAACACTATAAGTTCCTATATTTACATTATCGGATGTTCTTAATTGAATACTTGTTGAACCGCCCGACCCACCAGCAGTACCAGCGTTCGATTTGCCTGTTAATTCTTGGTTGAGCTTGGTTCCCCCATTACCTTTAGCTCCTCCATCCCCAATTGAGTATACAATGTTTGCCACATTTTGTATGTTATTTACTTCGCCGTATTTAGTCCTTCCTTGGAAACCAGCTCTACCATCATAACCTCTTACACAGTGGTCATCATCCTCCTTTGATATTGCACCACCCCCACCTCCACCCCCACCTCCTTTGCCACCTAATAACGTATAGCGAAAACCATTTGCATTTGCTGGTTTCGCTATATTTCCTGTCAAAACACCATCACTACTTTCCCAAACTTTTGCTGATGCTAAGTTTGATATGTCGACATTGTTAATAGCAAAACCAATATTATATGGTTTTGAGTTGGTCTTGTTTGCTTGACGATACGTAAAGTTGTATCCAGTCGCAGATGTCGTACCATTTTCAAGTATATTTTCTAAAGGTTCACCGTTATAAGTATATGTTGGCATTATTTATATAAATAGATTAGATAAATTCTATATATATATATATATAGATAAATTCTATATATATATATACGATGAATAGACTTATACATTTGAATAAAGGTTCTCTGTCGAGGGAATTGTGTAGCGACATAATAATGTTATATGAGGAAAGTAACGATAAACGTCAGGGCATTATGTCAGGTGGAATGAATTTGGATATTAAACATTCTATGGATATGACCATAGATAAAACCAATCCCAAGTGGAAAAAAATATATAATCTATTAGAAAAAGAATTATCAATCAATGTCAAAGAATATACGACTAACCTGATTACCAAAGACAATACTTCATTTATTACAAGTGATAAATTGACATTTAATGGAATTCAAATTCAAAGATATGACGTAACTGTTGGTAAATATATGTACCACCATGATTTTTTAATTAGCGACAATAAGATGCGTTGTATAGCATTTTTATGGTATTTAAATGATGTATCAGATGGCGGTGAAACCGAGTTTATAGATTTTAAAGTTGTGCCCGAAGCAGGTAAACTTATATTGTTTCCAGCATCTTGGACATATCCACATAAGGCCAACATACCAATGTCGAATTGTAAATATATAATGACAGGTTGGTTATATGAAAACTGTATCTAGTTTTTAATTTTCTTAGAGTTAGTTTTCTTGGATTTAATTTTGATCTTCGCACTTCCATCTTGGATCATAGCACGATATTTCTTATAATTCACATACTCCTTTTCCAAGACATCCAATTCACCCAACCACATATTCTCCAAAGAGGTCTTTCTCAATAATTCCAATTCTTTAACTGCGTTATCCCTGTCCTTCATAATCGCAGCAACATTTTCCTCGGTGACCGAGTCCATTGGCATCTTGATTAGATACTTATAGTCACCATCAATCAAATCAAATTTACGTTCAGTTAGTAGCTCCGTTACTACCTGTGCCTTCTTACGCCTCAAATCAATAACACTATCCAAGGTTTCTTGGATATAGCGTGCCTTATTGGATAACTTCACCAATTTCTTCTCCAGAATATCAATCAAGTATGCCTTACGCTTTCCATATACGTCTATACGAACCTTATAGAAGTCGTCTATGATCTCCTCAATCGACCCATATTTATGAAGTTTACGGTCAGCATCAAACATATGCATATTTGTGCTACTAATTGTAGTAGCCAATTTTAGTAACTTCTCAACACCATTAATGCCTGTGGTTTCGTCACACTTGGATTCCAACTCATCCAACTTACCGCGTGAGAATGTTACCTCAAAATCCACAGCAACCTCCGTACATACCGACGTGAAATCGCGAATGGATGTAGGTATCTTCTTACCCTTTTTATTACTTCCGTCCATCAATCCTTCTAAGAAACTGGTGTATGGCATGGTCCAAGTTCCAATAGGTAACTCTGTAATCCGGATTTTATCAGTTCCGGTCTTCTCATATTTACCCTTTACCAGATATTTCTTATCTTCTACCTTACTAATTATGCCCTTAAATCCTTCATAATACGGTATAAATTCATCTGTATAATCGTGATTCTTCAATCTCGCCCGAAGACAATCAATTATCTGTTGGGGATTATAGGATGGGATGTTACAAGAGAAACCGGTTCCAATGCCAGAAATACCGTTCATAAGTGCAAAGGGTACAATAGGAACATAATACTCGGGTTCAACCAAAGTGCCATCATCATCCAAGTAGGTTAGAACTGCATCATCCGCTTCCGGGAAAATGGACCTGGTCATCTTATTCAAGAGTGTGAAAATATACCTCTCACTTGCCGAGTCATCGCCACCGTGAAGGCGGGTTCCGAACTGACCGTTGGGTTCCAAAAGATTTATATTATTTGAACCAACAAATGTCTGCGCCATATTCACAATCGCACCGTTTAGTGATGCCTCGCCGTGGTGATACGCACTATGCTCTGAAACATAACCGCTGAATTGTGCCACCTTAATCTCACTGGTCAACTTACGCTTGAATGCTGCGAACAAAATCTTACGAAGTGAAATCTTGAGACCGTCAATCATATTGGGAATGGAACGTGCGCAATCGTATGTGCTGAAATGAATCATTTCGTCGTTGATGAACTCTTCGTATTTAACCGACTTTCTGGATGTATCTAAGAACGAATCCTTATTATAATTTTCCAACCAAGTCTTACGGTCATTCGCACGCTTTTTATTGAAAATCTTATCAATAACATCGTCACTTTCAGGTCCATTATAAACAAAATCCACCACCTTTTTATTTGCGAAGTACTCCTTGAACTCACTTGACGTTGAAGTTCCTAGACCCTTAAAATACTTAATCGTCCATCCATTTGTATCAGTTTCGTCTTTCCAAGACTGATATTCACCTTCATTATAAAACACCTTTACTTGCGAACCCTTCTTTGCTCTCAAAATGGGTGTGTTCATAAACGAAAGGAACCCTGGAATACGGATTAGAGACGCCCATTCGCTATGAAACAAGTTGATGCAAAGTCCTTTGATGTGCGAACCATCCGTATCCTGATCGCATAAAATCATAATCTTACTATATCTCAAATTACTAGATACATCATCCATTGTCGCATATTCCTTATCATTTTCCAGACCAAGAATCTTCTTCAATTCTGTAATCTCCTTATTCTCAGCAACCTTGGTAATCGCTTCTCCGCGAACATTCAGTAGTTTTCCCTTAAGAGGATAGATACCAATCGTATTACGGTCATCGCTTGATAACCCAGATACAATACCAGACAAAGCACTTAATCCCTCGCATAAAATCAGAACACAATCCTTGGATTTATTGGTTCCACTCCAGTTCGCGTCAATCAAGTTTGGAATTCCGCGAATGGATTTGGTCTTGGAACCGTCGGTCTTTTTTGCAACCTCCTTGTTTTGCTTCGCCTCCATCAAAGAGCACGCCACATCCATAACACCCATTTTTGCTACCTTTTCAACGAAACTGTCGCTTACAGCACACGTGGAACCAAACTTGGTTGATGGTGTATTCATAAAGTCCTTGGTTTGACTGTCGAATGCGGGGTTTTCAATATCACACCGAACAAATAATATAAGTTGCTCCTTGATTGAGTTCTGATTAACGGTAATTTTCTTCTTCTTCTCAATATACGCAACCAGCTTACGTGTGATTTGACCGATGATATACTCCACGTGTTTCCCTCCCTTGAAGGTACAAATACCATTTACAAATGATACTGCTGTAAACTCGTGATTCGGTGAAAGTGAAACCGCATATTCCCATCTCTCTCCATGTGCTTCGTATACACGTGCTCCGTTTCCAGTTCCACCCGTCTTGGGACCTATATACAAATCAATATATTGTTGGAAATTCTTAACAGGTGCCAAGTCGCCATTATAATGAACCTTCACCTTCTTTGCTGAATGATCTGTTACGGCAGCGATGTCGTAAGTTCGCTTCTTCAATAAAGCAAACATATCAGACGTCATTCCATTTGGCATACCGAACCTTGTGTAATCAGGTTTAAAAGTAATACGTGTATAAGGTTTCAAACTCTTTGTCTTGGTAATCACCGGTGGGCAAATGGTATCTAGATTGTCTTTGAACTCTTGGACGTACATTAGACCTCGGCGATGGTCTACAGTTTCTACCTTTCCATAAGTAGACCATATAAGAACCAGCTTGAAACCGAACCCATTCTTACCTCCTACGATACGTTTCTCTGTCTTATCATAGTTAGTAGATGTCCTCAAATGACCGAAAATCATCTCGGGAATCCAAATGCCATACTCGGGGTGCTTTGCTACGTCAATGCCGTTTCCATCATTCTCCATTATAATTGTTCCGTCCTCGTTTACAGTGACCGAGATATCAGAAACCATCTTTTTATCCAGGACAGGTGAGTTAATCATACGAACCACGTGGTCGCGACAATTAACAATACCTTCATCGAATAACTTGTATAGTCCAGGAACATACTCAATGTTTTTCAAAATAATATTATCTGTTGCGTTATCGTGAACCCACATTGATGCGTCTACAGTTTCAACCGACCCGATGTATGTATCAGGATTATCAAGAATATGCTCTTTATCGGTCTTACGCTGGTACTGTTTGGCTAAGTCTGTCATAGTGTCTATAATGTTGGATTTATTGTTTTATATAGATTTATAAATTATTATCAATTTTATACAGGGGGGTATATGAAATATTATCTGTTTGTAAAATTATGTTGGGTTTATATATATTATGTCAAATATTCCATTTATTTTTGACTGTGAAAAAAACAGAGCACAACGCGGTCGTCCTGGAATGTCCATGTGTCTAGTGACTTTAACACAAAAGGGAAATAAACGTAAAAATTCATCAACAAACGATACTCAACAAAGTACTGCCATGCGTTATGCTGAATACATTCGTATGAATAGTAAAACACAAATTGTGAATAATAATGGGTAGTTATATTTAGAAATAATTTTTTTGTCTTTTCATATTATATATTATGAAAAGACCTACTAGAAGCGATGATGGTATGTACCATATAAAAGGTAAAAAATACCCCGAACTTTTCGGTTCTCGTATCCAAGTTTTCCGTGGCAATGCGTATAAAACGACCGGCGATTTAACCGCTGATAAACTAATCATGAATAAGCACGGGCGTATTGTATCTGCTGCAAAGCATAAGACTGCTAAGAAAGAGAAGCGTCTGCTCAAAGCTGGATTCGGCACCAAAAAAGGTAAATTCGGTTATGTTAAAACGGGAGGAAAGACTATGAAGAAACAACAAAAACAACAGCAGCAACAACAGGGAGGAAAAAAGAATAAGCAAAATAAAAACTAAATAATTAACTATAACTATAACTATAGTTTATTATTTATTCTTGGTTATTATAGGTCCACAGTGATCCGCATTTGACCAATCTACCTTCTTATCATTGTTTTTTTTACTATAATACCATCTTCCAAGAGGTTTAGGTGTATCTGGTCGCTTAATAATATTAATAATCACATTCATTATCCTCTCTGTGACAAGGAGTTTATGCATCTAATATAATAAAATAACATATTTTTATATTATTTCGTAAATATCATTTCGGTTTCTTAAAATGGTCTCAATTGTTTCAAAAATACAACTTTGAATAAAATGATAGAATAATGTCTTATTGTTTATTAAGAAGTGCAATGAACGACCATTATTATTATGATATTCTTTGTGAGTTTATTGATAAAAAAGACAGAGCAATATGTAGCAGACGCGATAGACATCTAGTACCTCTACAAAACAAGAGATGGACCTTACTAATGGCTACCCTGTATGTTCACTTGGGAACACCCTGCGATCGTTATTGTATATGTAAATTTTTTGGTGAGAAAGATTTTTTAGACGCATACGAAGACTATAAAAATGGGGAAGAATACATAAATATATCATTATAGTTATGTTAGATTAATATTTATAGATTTACATAATGGTATATGCTGCCTAAATACGACCCCTGTCATATCAAATAATTTACGTGACGCTTGTGTTTGAGGGGTATCGTGGTATTTATCATTTAAATATATGACTTCTTTGATGCCCGATTGGATAATCATTTTAGCACAATCATTACACGGGAATAGTGCGACATACATACGAGCACCTGTTACATCGGCTTCCCCTTTATTAAGAATCGCGTTCATTTCGGCGTGACATACATAGGGATATTTTGTATCCAATTCGGTTTTACCCGTTCGCGCCCAAGGTAGTTTTGTATCGTCGCACCCACGCGGGAATCCATTATACCCAATACCTATAATCTTATTATCCCTATTTACAATACACGCACCGACTTGTGTAGATGGGTCCTTTGAACGCATAGCGGACAAGAACGCAACCGACATAAAATAATCGTCCCAAGATAAAGCATTCAAACGATGACCTTGTTCCATGTTATTGGTTATGTAAAATAACGCGGAATATTTATATTGTTATGATAAACGCATAAATATACAAATCAAAATAAGATATATTATAGTTATAAAAATACTTATATAAAATGATAAAACCAATTATATAAAATGGAATTTAATGATCTGACGCAACCGTTTACAGACGAACAAAAAAGACAGTCCTATTTATATTTACAAGAATATTTATTGGATAAAATGGATAAAAATGAATCATTCTTTATTGGTCGTTTATC